ATAATATAAATGTAGTAAAGATTATATATTTTATAGGCGTAAAGCCAGAAAGGAGTAAGCTATGACTTACGAAAAATTTTTGGAGACTATCAGAAAAGAGGTACAGAACAGAGCTGACAGCGACTTGCGTGTTTATATGCAGGATTGCATCAAAAACAATGATGTTATTTACAATGGATTGACCATTATGGATGCGAATTTTAATCTTGCTCCGACTATCTACCTCAACAATTTTTATGACAGATACGGAGATGATATTGACAGCGCAGTGGAAGAAGTGCTTCGTATTTATTATGAAAACAAACCGGATTCTAAATATGACATGTCCTTTTTCAAGGTATGGGAAAGTGTCAAAGATAAGATTGCATATAAAATCGTGAACACGGAATGGAACAGCAATCTTTTGAGAGATGTGCCACACATCAGCTTTCTTGATTTATCAGTTGTATTTTATATGATTTTGGAACATGACGACGAGGGAAATGCTACTGTTCTGCTTCGCAATGAACACTTGAAAGCATGGAATAAAACAGCCGAGGACTTGTTTGAAATTGCCAAAGTCAACACTCAGAAGATTATCCCTTATACGATTAAGGATATTTTCGATACCATGGCTGGCATTATCGGGATTGACAAATCAGAATTAGAGATTCCGCTGATGTGCGATGAAAATGATGTGGTACCTATGTACGTCATCACAAACAAGTCAATGCTCTACGGTGCATGTGCCATGCTTGAAAAGGATTTGTTAAAGAATCTGGGAGAAAAATTTGGTAGTTTTATTATCATTCCATCTAGTGTGCATGAATTGATAATTGTACCAAGTGAACAGGATTCATGTGATATGGAGTATTTCAGCGAGATAATTAATGAAGTCAATACCTCACAGCTTGCAGAGGAAGAAGTTTTATCCGACCATGCATATTTCTACAATGCAGATACCAATGAGATTACATATAAAAAATCAGAATTTGTAGGCTGAAATGTCCGGTTTTAAAGGCTTTTTCATAAGGTACTATTAATAGTACCTTATGAAAAATATCGTATCATTTTAGGGGATAAGAAGCTTTTGAAAACACATGGGCGCGCAAGGTACTATTAATAGTACCTTGCGGAAAACAATGGATTTTTGCGGGAATGGATGCTTGTTTGGCATCATTTTTCCGGCGGGTGCTGCTATGCAGCACGAGAATTGATACACCTTGGGAAAGATGCTTTTGCAGCTTTTTCCATCTGCATATGCTGCTACGCAGCACAGAATGGAATAGGAATATCAGGATGTCCGCTTGTTCCGCTTCTTTCCTGATGCATTTAAAATGATGCACCAGCAGGATGATCAATTTTCTGCTCTGATCCATATGCACAGACACATTAAAAATCCGGAGCCAGACTCCGGATTGTCGCCCAAAGGGCGAAAGGAAATTTTGCTTCGCAAAAAAAATTCAATAAAAAAGAAAAATAAAATGTGAAGGGATTTCAGTTATTGGCGGACAGAAAGAAAGTGGCTGTATTTCAAGCCACTTGATTTTTGGTTGCTGGTCAATTTCTCGAAGGAACTCGCCTAAATGAAGCTCTTCACGCATAATATCATAAGCTTTCTGAATTGTGTAATAACCACGTACAATTTTACGCTAAAAATCCGCCTTAGGATATTCTAATTGTTTACCATTATTAACACTGTTTTTTATCTCTGTATTCTTTCTGCTCGTTTAACAATTTATCAATGTTAACGTTTCTACCGCGTTTTATCTCTGCCTGGTATTCTTTAATCTGTTTATTTTTCTTACGGCAATATTCAGAACATGTGTTAGTTGGCTTAGAACTGGAAAACGTGCATCCACAATATACGCAGATTTTCCGCTTTTCTTTTCGACGTTCTGTTTTTTTTATATCTTGTCCAGATGTCTTGCTGTATCCTTTTTTATGTTCCCGCTGCCATTCTAGCACTGCTTTATGTTGGCATTTTTCAGAACAGTATTTTTGCCTTCCGGAATTGACAATATATTCAGCTCCGCACATCTCGCACTTATCAACGCTTCCAATCGGTCTAGCTGCTCCTCCCCTCTTTCTGGCTCTTTCGTTCGCTTCCGTCTGTCTGATCCTGCGACAATTCGCGCAATAGAACGCACGCGGACCGCCTATGAATTCTACTCCGCACATCTTGCATTTACGCATCCGCAAAACATCGCTTTTTATTGCTTTCGAACATTCGTCACAGTACATTTTATCCGTTCCACCAGAAAAAACCTTTCCACATTTTCGACAAGGCTTTCTTGTTCTATTTTTCGTCATTTATTCCACCACTATTTCAAAATCCCAATACGGAATAAAATAATTATCTTCAAAGCAAACGGCTGGACATCCTTCATGATAAAGTTTTTCTAAAGCTTCCTGATCTTCAATGTCATCCAATCCGAGTGCAAAGCACACAATTTCCTCCTCCGTCATGCTGTGGTTCGTAACAACCGTTTCTCCAACTTGTTTTTTATTAACTAACATTTTATACATACTTATTCCTCCTACTGGTCAATTTCCGGCAAAAATTCGCCTAAATGCAATTCTTCACGCATAATAATATATGCTTCTCTGATTGTGCTAGCTCTGTTCAAAAGATACTCCCAGCCTTGCACGTCTTTCTCTGTCCAGTCTCCCATGTACTCGGCTTTCACTTCTTCATCAAGATTAATAAAATCCATGATGTCTGTGTCGTGTCTGTTTTCAATTTCCTTCATGAGTTCATCCAACTTTTTGTAACATTTTCTTAATTCTTCCATCGTTAAAATCTCCATTGGTTTTTCTTTTATAAAATTAGAAATTTATTTTCGCTTCATCCGTTTTTGTCTGTGCGTTCTCATAAATCGTATCACTTGGCAGGTCGATATAATCATTCCAGAATACACATGTCCGGCTTTCGTCAAGCTGCACCTGTTCAAATAATCCGGTAATGGTTTCTAAATCCTTATAACTTTTAATCGTGTCAATATCTTCTTTGACATTATAAATACAGTCTTTTCCATCATCAAAAATGACATGTAATAAATAATTTTCTAATGGTTTTACGCTTTTGATTCTCGGTATCATGCCATCACCTCCAATGTACCGGAACCACCGCCTATAAAGGCGGTAGTTTTTTTAATGTCTGATTATCCCACATCTCTAATAATGCGTTCTGGTTCTGTGCCATCCATTCCTTGACAAGCTCCTGTGCTTTTCTGGGAAGATCGCCCTCTGTCATTTTCATTGTGCGCAAATCAAATATTCCGATGTGCTCTCCATATAATGCATGGATATGACTTGGTTCATGTTCTTTTGGTTTAAAAAACATTTTAATGACAATTCCATAAAATCTACTTATCTCTGGCATTATGTAATCTCCTTCCTATGTTTTTATCACTTCTTAGGATACTTTTATTATAGTCTATTATCGTGTACTTGTCAATAGTCTATTTGCGTGTATTTTATTAATTTTTATATTCCATTATATCGCCAGGCTGGCAGTTTAAAAGTCGGCACAGATTACACAGTACTTCACAAGTCACATTTTCATTTTTTGTCAACTTTGCAATTGTATTTGAATGGATTCCATTATTTTTTAGCCACTGTTTATTTAGTTCTTTTTTATTCATGAGATTCCAAAGTTTATTAAATTCGATTCGTCCATTTTCTCCATAATTAGCCATTGAAATACCTCGCTTTCTATCTATAAGATAATAGATTTTTTATAAAAAGTCAACGTCCATTTTCGTGTACTTATTGCATAAAAAACAGATATACAAAACATCTATTTTCGTGTACTATGTCAATTGAAAAAGCATCTATTATCGTGTATTATAATATTAACAAAGGAACAGAAAAAAGAACATATATGAGGAGGTTTGAAAAATGAACAGAGAAGAAAGAACAATTTTAGAGAGCATGGTATTTACTTACTTGGTTGGAGAAATGGAGATGAACCCGATCCCAGCAAGAAAGTTGAAAATATGACAGATGAAGAAATCGAAAAATTCCTTGATTAGCCGGAACGCTC